CTTCGTTCATTGATTATGAATTTAGTCACATTGTTGGCAGTGAGCATGCAATCGGACAACACGCGCCAAGCCAGGGCGTCTACGATCGGGCAACCGCGGTACATGTATGCGTATGAGAAAGCTTTGGCCGCCAAAAGCATCTTAAGACGTTTGGGGCCGGAATGCACATCTCGAGCACTGCTCCAGCAGAAGGCACCAAAAGCATAGCGCGGGTCAACAATGGGCGCTAAGGTGTCAACGTCATATACGATCCCGCAAAAGTCAGCCTCATTGAGACTTGGAACGGCATTGATTACCATGTTGATGCCGAGGCTTGCGAAATCGGCGGTGGTCGGCGTCACACTGACCGGGGCCACCATCACGAGATCATCGCCTTCATGACATGAATACTGCGACGGCAGTTTGTAGTGAATCAGATCAGCCTTCATTTGCGTTAGGAAACGCACCACGTACATCACCGTCATCACCGTAGTGAACGCAGTGTCCATCTCCCCGGATGACATTTTCGCATCAAATTTGGCGGTAAAATGTTTAAAATGGACACTCTGACGACCCGATTTAACGCTCACGAATTCACGCAGACGCATGCGAGCGAAAGGGTTGATCTGCGTCATGTGATGCACGATCGTGCCCAGAACAGCCCTGTAGAGCGCTTTGGTGAATGATGATTCACAGCTGGTGATATCGCCTACGCTGACGCATCCCGAGAGGCACCCCAGTTTCTCGTTGATGTACGCCGGACGCTGATCAACTGACACGCTTTTCACCAGCTCGGGATAGTACGCGTACATTGATTCCAGCGCCTTGACATACGGTCCGAAGCGCACCTTAGCATGATCGGATCGTGAAATTATCACACGCACATTTTTCACGTCAGCGAGGAACTCATCCTTGCCAAACGCCTTAGAGCGGTAATATTTGCTTGGCATGCGCACGTGCGACTCAACCTCAGGCATATCATCAATTATGCGGCGCAATTCAGCTTTGCGTGACTCGGGGTGATTGATGCCATTGATCCAGTTCAAGGCGTCGAAGTTATGGTCGGCGCTAATGGGAGCAACGGCACGTTTTATCAGGTCGCGCTCCACATAACGGCGAAGCCGCTCAACCATCGCGTGGTCAGCAGTGGGCGGCCTGCGGAGGACGCGATGTTGGAGTCCGTGTATCAGACTTAATGGGTCCTGGCAATTCGGCTTGGGGGGAACAAAGTCCGGCCCGAATGACATCCGCACGGCCATTGGCCGGCAATCGGGCATCCGCGGGAATTCACCATGTATGGTGATTGTGTGGTCAACAAACTCGGGTGTGATGCCAACCACATCATCCGTGAGACTGCCGTACAAGAGTGCGGCTGTTGACGCCGCATTATCACGCACCGGGAACTTGCGGCGTATGGCTTCATTGCGGGACATCACGCGGCGCACTGCGTATTCCAAAGTGCACTGCACCCAACCATTGTCAAGTGAGTATCGATCATGGTCGATCGCAGAGCTGCTTCGGATTAGATTAACCATTCTGCTGCGAATAAGATCCTCTGTCTCGCATGCGGAGGTGTTGACACGCACGCTCATCAAGTGCGCGTACAATTCCGGGCTGTGAAACCCTGTAACCTTTCTGATGGCCGTGGTAAGGTTGATGCTGTGATCGCGCGTGAGTTGCATGAACAGGCTACGCTCGCAAACATAATGACAGGCGTACACACGATTATCATACTGAACCTGACCGATTTCCATATCCAACGTCCGCGCGTTGTCATGTGTCAAGACAGCGGCACCCAGTAAGACGCTGTGACGCACAACCGTGTACTGATCAGACATCGCAACATAGTTGAAGGCTATGTGCATCATCAAGCCCAGCTCAGGGGATGCCCACTGACAGATGCAGTGCATAATAGCACCAGCGGCGTTGATCTGCCATGACAACCCTTGTTTGTGCTTGTTGATGGTCTCAATGAGTATTATGAACAATCTCAGTTTTGGGAACAATTGGCAAAGCAGCTCCTCAACAACTGTGCCCAGCAGCCAGTTGACCCTCGCGCTGAACAGTAACGTTACACAAATAAGCGCTGGTGTTGCCCACATGACGAGTCCGATGTACTCCAAATGGGAGTAATGTGCCAACGCCCACTCGTCAAATATCTGCCCAATCATCAACAGATGCTCCGCCAGCAGAGCCGTGGCCGGTCGAATTGGTCCATTGTATCTCTGCCATGATTTCCCTTCACCGGCGGCCCAGGTGATGATCCGAACTAACATCGGGGCCATG